AGGAGGAATTGTATATGGCGACATTCACATTTAGATTCAACGTGACCGGTACGGAGCGAAAAAAGCTCGTCAGCGCAATCAGCCAAATCACCGGAGCAGAAGCGAAATACCTCGGAATGCCATCAGCGGCGTACCGGGTGGACTACTTCACCATTGACAAGAATGGCGCGGTCAGCTTCGATGACAGCGCCGACAGCGTGGAAATTGAAAACCTTGTGGCACGTCTTGCCGAACAGGGCTTTGACCCTGAACCCTTGGAGAACATTGCGGTTGAGGAAACAAGCCCCGACACGGGCGAACATCGCGCCGACAGTGGCAATGAATCAGGACTCGTTATAACCCTTCCGCTTGACAAGGTATCGGTCGGCAACCTGACAAAGTTGCTTGAAGCCAAAGGCAGACTCATCAGCAAAGCCCTCGGCATTCCATACACTCCCTTTGAAGTCAACGAGGATACGGTATCCTTCCCCTGGTTTGATTCCGTGCCCGACCCGGACGAGGTCAATGCCTACAGCCAATTCATCAGTGCATTGTGTGCTATGAGTAAGAATCAGAAGAGGGTCAACGCCACCGAAAAAGATGTTGAGAACGAAAAATATGCCTTCCGTTGTTTTCTGCTCCGGCTTGGGTTTATCGGTGAAGAGTATAAAAAGGAGAGAAAAATCCTGCTACGGAATTTGAACGGCTCCTCTGCTTTCAAAGGAGGTGCGAAAGATGCCCTTTCCGAGTAAAGAAATTGTAGAGATGGTTCGCAGACAGTATCCGAATGGCTGCCGTGTGGAACTTGTCCGCATGGACGATGTACAGGCGCCGCCCATCGGCACAAAAGGTACAGTCATCGGGGTGGACGATGCGGCAAGCGTCATGGTGAAATGGGACAATGGTAGTGGTCTGAACATCATCTACGGTGAAGATTCCTGCCGGAGAATCGAGGAATAATTTACACAATTTCATGACGGCTATGTCTCGATAAGATTGTGTAGTATATGCCAGTTTATATATCGATATTGACTGGATATATCCTCAAAGTGACGGTAATATACAGCTACCCTAAAGGGAAAACACCGACACGGAGGAACAAGAAATGAAGGAAACAACACGGATTCAGATAGCCGAGATGAAAAAACAGACCATTGGGGTCGAGGTCGAGATGAACCACATAACCCGCTCGAAGGCAGCGAAGCTTGCGGCCGAATTTTTCGGCACCGGCAGATACGAAGATACAGCAAGACGAAACGGTTACTACACGGTTTCAGCGTGGGACGCACAAGGCAGAGAGTGGAAATTCCAAAGGGATGTCAGCATCGCAGGTCCCGACAGTGAGAAATGCGAACTGGTCACCCCAATCCTCCGCTACGAAGACATCGAGACACTGCAGGAGCTCATCCGGGTGCTAAGAAAAGGCGGCGCGGTCAGCAATCCAAGCCAGGGCTGCGGAGTTCACATTCACATCGGAGCGAACGGGCACACATCGCAGACCTTAAGGAATCTCGCCAACATCATGGCAAGCCACGAAAGCCTTTTAGCGGAAGCCTTGAAACTTGACACCAACCGCGTGACCCGCTACTGCAGGACGGTTGACCCCTCCTTTCTCGCAAGGCTTAATAAGAAAAAACCCGCCACGATGGCCCAGCTTGCGGACATTTGGTACGAAGGCAACGGAGCCTCCTACGGTAGAGACCAGCATTACAACGACAGCCGCTACCATATGCTCAACCTGCACGCCACCTTCACCAAGGGCACGATAGAGTTCAGACTTTTCCAGTTTGACAACCCGACGGCGGAGCGCAAGGGCGGACTTCACGCCGGGCAATTAAAAAGCTACATTCAGCTTTGCCTCGCACTTTCCAACATGGCAAAGATGGTGAAAACAGCAAGCCCAAAGGAACAGCAGAAGGAGAACAAGAAATTCGCGATGAGAACCTGGCTCCTGCGCCTCGGCTTCATCGGAGAGGAATTTGAAACCGCAAGAGAATTCCTCACCAAGAACCTTACGGGGGACACAGCCTTCCGCTTTGGGAGAGAGGCTGCCTGAAGGAATTAGCCGCAGGCCCACCGACCGCAAAGAACCGATGTTCTAAGGCGGTCTTAAGGTGGTAGGAGGTGTTTTTATGCGGAAACGATATTACTTGGCTTACGGCAGCAACCTCAACATACGGCAGATGAAATACAGATGCCCGTCTGCGAGGGTCGTAGGTACCGCCGAACTAAAAGATTACAGGCTGCTTTTCAAAGGAAGCAAGACAGGTTCATATCTTACTGTTGAGCCGGACGATGGTATGAAAGTTCCCGTTGGTGTGTGGGAAGTCTCATCGGAGGATGAAACCGCTCTCGACCGTTACGAGGGATTTCCGGATTTCTATTACAAGAAAGAACTCATTCTTGATATAACAGGAATTCGCACCAAAAAGGTCAGAACGCGCAGATGCTTTATTTACATCATGCACGAGGACAGACCGATTGGTATCCCGTCCGACTACTATATGAGGGTCTGCCTTGAAGGATACCGCAATTTCGGCTTTGATATTAACACACTGATACGAGCCTACCATGAAAGCGAGGGAAAACACCATGAAACCAAATGAAACGGAAATACGCATCTGCCCAAAATGCAACAGACCCTACACCGGGCATCCGGCACTGTCCCGCTCGGATAATGAGACTCCGATTTGTCCTGACTGTGGCACCCGTGAGGCGCTTGAGAGTATCGGCGTGACCATCGAAGAACAGGAAAAAATACTTGATACGATCCACCGCTGTTATCAGCATGATGTGCCTTGAGGATACACAGCACAGCAGCCACAAGTAAGAAAATAAATTAATAAGCATCAGAGCCGGACGGCTCTTTTGCTCGTAGTACGGCACCTGTCGAGGGTGTCTTTTATTTTGCACGGAAGGAGGCGGTAACTCTGAGAAAACTGAAAAAATACAAGCCCACCCGGTTTATGTCGGAAGACAGTCATTATGACAAGGATGCCGCCGACCACGCCGTGTGCTTTATAGAAAACTTCTGCTGCCATACTAAAGGTACATGGGACGGCAAACCTTTTGAGCTTATTGACTGGCAGGAACAGATTATTCGGGATATATTCGGAATTCTGAAGCCGAACGGATACCGGCAGTTCAACACGGCATATATAGAGATACCTAAAAAACAAGGAAAAAGCGAACTCGCGGCGGCTGTTGCCCTATATCTTCTTTGCGCTGATTTTGAACCGGGCGCGGAGGTATACGGCTGCGCCGCAGATAAAGATCAGGCACGTATCGTATTCGATGTAGCGATGGATATGGTTAAGCGCTGTCCCCATTTGTTCAACAAAATGAGCATCCAGGCAAGCTTGAAAACTATGAACTACCTTCCGACGGGCGGCAAATATAAAGCTCTGTCGGCTGATGTGGCGAACAAGCATGGCTTCAACACACACGGCGTTATATTTGACGAGCTGCATACCCAGCCGAATAGAAAACTATATGATGTAATGCTCCAGGGTAGCGGCGACGCGAGAATGCAGCCTCTATATTTTCTCATTACAACCGCCGGGAATAATCAGAACAGTATCTGCTGGGAGGTGCATCAGAAAGCGCTGGATATCATTGACGGCAGAAAACATGACCCAACCTTCTACCCGGTCATATACGGTGCTGCGCCGGAGGATGACTGGACTGATCCCAAGGTGTGGAAAAAAGCAAATCCTTCTCTCGGCATAACGGTGAGCATGGATAAGGTCAGGGCGGCATTTGAGTCGGCGAGACAGAATCCCGCCGAAGAGAACAGCTTCCGCCAGCTTCGTTTGAACCAGTGGGTCAAGCAAGCGGTTCGCTGGATGCCGATGGACAAATGGGATGCCTGTGCATTTCCGGTCGACCCTGATGCACTTGAAGGTCGGGTCTGTTACGGCGGCCTTGACCTTTCATCTTCCACCGATATAACTGCGTTTGTACTGGTGTTTCCACCGATTAACGAGGATGACAAGTATAGTGTGCTTCCGTTCTTCTGGATACCGGAAGACAACATCGATTTGCGAGTGCGCAGAGACCATGTTAATTATGATGTTTGGAAGAAGCAAGGATATCTTCAGACCACCGAAGGGAATGTGGTTCATTACGGATTCATCGAAAAATTCATTGAGCAACTTGGAGAAAAATACAACATCCGTGAGATTGCCTTCGACCGCTGGGGTGCAGTGCAGATGACACAGAATCTTGAGAACCTTGGATTTACGGTCGTTCCCTTTGGCCAAGGCTTCAAGGATATGTCCCCACCGACCAAGGAACTCATGAAGCTAACCTTAGAGCAGAAACTTGCTCACGGTGGTCACCCTGTTCTGCGCTGGATGATGGATAACATCTATATTCGCACTGATCCAGCAGGCAACATCAAAGCAGACAAAGAGAAATCTACCGAGAAAATCGATGGTGCAGTCGCCACAATTATGGCGCTCGACCGGGCAATACGATGCGGAAATGTTACGAGCGAAAGCGTATATGACACACGCGGACTGCTCGTTTTTTGATTGGAGGTGAATGCCTATGAACATCTTTCAAGGAATATTCAAAGCACGTGACAAGCCTAAGGATGCCCTTGGCGGCGGGCGCTACGACTTCTTCTTTGGGAGCACAAGCTCAGGAAAGCCGGTCAACGAACATACTGCCATGCAGATGACTGCGGTCTATTCCTGCGTAAGGATACTGTCCGAAACTCTGGCGGGTCTTCCGCTTCATGTGTATAAGTACAACGATAGTGGCGGCAAAGAAAAATACCTAAAGCACCCGTTATATAAGCTGCTCCATGACGAGCCGAATCCGGAGATGACTTCATTCGCGTTCCGGGAAACGCTGATGAGTCATCTTTTATTATGGGGCAATGCCTATGCGCAGATTATACGCAATGCTAAAGGCGAGGTCATTTCCCTCTATCCGCTGATGCCAAACAAGATGACAGTCGACCGTGATGCTAACGGCCGGCTTTTCTATTTATATCAGCGCAGCTCGGAGGATGTACCTTCACTCGGCAAAGACAACCAGGTCTATCTTGCCCCTGCCGATGTCCTGCATATTCCGGGCTTGGGCTTTGACGGTCTGGTTGGCTATTCGCCCATTGCAATGGCAAAGAACGCAGTGGGCCTCGCCATCGCCACAGAAGAATACGGAGCGAAGTTTTTCGCAAACGGTGCCGCGCCGGGCGGTGTGCTTGAACATCCCGGTACGATTAAGGATCCACAGAAGGTCAAGGAATCCTGGAATGCCGCCTACCAAGGTTCAGCCAACTCACACAGGGTGGCCGTTCTCGAGGAAGGCATGAAGTATCAGCCCATAGGGATTTCACCGGAACAGGCGCAGTTTTTGGAAACACGGAAGTTTCAGATCAATGAGATTGCCCGTATTTTCAGAGTGCCTCCGCATATGCTCGCTGACCTTGAAAAATCATCCTTCAGCAACATCGAGCAGCAGAGCCTTGAGTTTGTGAAATACACGCTCGACCCGTGGGTGGTGCGCTGGGAGCAGTCCATGTGCCGCGCCCTGCTTTCCGACAGCGAAAAACCGACAGTATTTATCAAGTTCAACGTAGACGGACTTCTGCGCGGAGATTACGAAAGCCGCATGAGCGGTTATGCGACCGCAAGACAGAATGGATGGATGAGCGCGAACGATATCCGTGAGCTTGAAAACCTCGACCGTATCCCTGCGGAACTCGGCGGCGATCTCTACCTCATCAACGGCGCAATGACCAAATTACAGGACGCGGGTGCGTTCGCAAATACAAAAGGAACGGAGGAAACAACCGAATGAAGAAATTCTGGAACTGGGCGCGGGATGAAGATTCCGGTGTCAGAACACTCTATCTGGACGGCACAATTGCCGAAGAGTCATGGTTCGACGACGATGTCACCCCTAAAGCATTCAAAGCTGATTTGAATTCCGGAGAGGGTGACATTGTTATTTGGATCAACTCGCCCGGCGGCGACTGTATCGCGGCGAGTCAGATCTATGCCATGCTCATGGATTACAAAGGCAAGGTCACCGTAAAAATTGACGGCATTGCGGCTTCGGCAGCAAGCGTTATCGCAATGGCGGGAACCGAGGTATTGATGGCACCGACGGCGCTCATGATGGTGCATAACCCGCTGACTATCGCAATCGGTGACAGCGAGGAAATGCAGAAAGCCATCGCTATGCTGGACGAGGTCAAGGAAAGCATCATCAATGCCTACGAAATTAAAACCGGACAGTCCCGTGCCAAGCTCTCCCACCTCATGGACGCAGAAACCTGGCTCAACGCAAACAAAGCTATTGAATTAGGTTTTGCTGATGGCATTCTGGAGGATGAGAAAAAGCGGATTCAACCGGACGACATCACCTATGCTTTCAGCCGCAGAGCAGTAACAAACTCGCTGCTTAACAAGGTCAAACCCAAGATACCCAAACAGAACAAAGGAACACCCGTTGAGTCGCTTGAAAAGCGGCTCTCTTTGATTTCTCACTAAATTTTATGGAGGTAATATCATGAACAAAATTCTTGAACTGCGCGAAAAGCGCGCCAAGGCATGGGAAGCCGCAAAGGCTTTCCTCGATACCAAGCGCGGTACTGACGGCCTGGTTTCCGCCGAAGACACCGCAACCTACGAGAAAATGGAAGCCGACGTGGTCGCTCTCGGAAAGGAAATCGACCGTCTGGAAAAGCAGGAAGCTCTTGACCGTGAGCTTTCAAAGCCGCTGAACACACCCCTCACAGGCAAGCCTGCTGTTCCCGGTATGGAAGCCAGGACCGGCAGAGCCTCCGACGAGTACAGGAAAGCGTTCTGGAACGCCATGCGTACCCGCGCAGGTGAGGGTCTTGATCCTATCGTGAAAAATGCTCTGCAGATCGGCACCGATTCTGAAGGCGGATACCTTGTCCCGGACGAGTTCGAACGCGCACTTGTAGAGGCTCTTGATGAGGAGAACATTTTCCGCAGACTGGCAAAGGTCATTACCACTTCCTCCGGGGACCGCAAGATTCCGGTCGTGGCTTCAAAGGGTACAGCCTCCTGGATTGATGAGGAAGGCGCTATCCTCGACAGTGACGACAGTTTCGGTCAGGTTTCCATCGGCGCTTACAAGCTTGGAACAATGATCAAGGTTTCCGAGGAACTGCTGAACGACAGTGTATTTCCTCTTGAATCCTATATTTCGAGAGAGTTCGCAAGGCGTATCGGCAGCAAGGAAGAAGAAGCCTTTTTCACGGGAGACGGCTCCGGTAAACCGACCGGTATCCTCGCTGCAGCCGGTGGTGCTCAAGTCGGTGTGACCACGGCAGGCGCAGCGGCTATCACTATTGAAGAGGTGCTCGACCTGTTCTATTCGCTGAAAGCACCTTATAGAAACAAAGCGGTGTTCGTCATGAACGACGCCACCGTAAAGGCGATCCGCAAGCTGAAGGACGGCAACGGTCAGTATCTCTGGCAGCCATCTCTGCAGGCCGGTACTCCTGACACCATTTTGAACCGACCGCTGTATACCTCGGCATATGTACCCGCAATTGCCGCAGGCGCAAAGAGCATCGTGTTCGGCGATTTCAGTTATTACTGGGTAGCCGACCGCCAGGGACGTGTGTTTAAGAGACTCAATGAGCTCTACGCTGCAACCGGTCAGGTAGGCTTTGTTGCTACCCAGCGTGTTGACGGCAAACTCATTCTGCCGGAGGCTATCAAG